ATGACCGGGGCGTTGGACCAGACCAGTGCCGCCGCGTTCAGACTGTCGCCGGATTTGGGGAAGCTGGCAAGGCGAATGGAGTTGCCCAGCCGGGTTCCCAGCCCAGCGCCGGTGATCTGGCTGCGCCAAGCAGATTTGAGACCGGTGCCAGCCTCGCGCATGGCGGCTGATACCGCCTTTTCGCCAGCAGCGATTTCCGCCTGCATCAGGGCGACCAAGTCGGGATTGATCTCGATCCTCAGCCTCATGTTGGCCGCAGGTCCAGCGACCAGATCAGACGTTCGCGGTCGCGGACAGGTTCGCCTTGGATGGTGAAGCTGTCGGCCCCGATCACGATCAGGTCGCCGGGGCGGGGCTCGGGCAGGTCTGCAACGCGCACGTCTACCATCATGGTATCGCTGACGAAGCGCGCCGCCCCAAATTCGGTGATGCGATCCGGGGCGCGGCGGATGACACGGATTGGCGTTTCCTCTGATGTGCTAGCAGAAATCCACAAGGCTGCCACCGCCATGGACGGGTTGGCATAGATGCGGTCCATGGCGGCAACAAAGACGTTCATGGTGGACCCGTCAGTTCGAGGTATGAATGCGGATCGCGATGCGCGGCCGCTTGTTCACTGGCAGGATCGAGGCCTCGGTCATCAGGTCGATCCAGCGGCCCTTCTCATCCAGATGCTGGCGCGCATAGAGTGGCAAGCCCATGGTGTTCGCTGCCTCCAGCAGGTTGGCCGGGCCGCCATAGGTGGTGAAGGTGTCCATCGTGCCCAAGGGGAAGGCGATACCCTCGCTGGCTGGGACCAGCCGTTCGGTGGCTTTGGTGGAAAGTGTCACCGTCCCGCTGTATTCTTCGAACACGATGCCCGCGAAGGGGAAGTTGCGCCGCACATCTTGGCGCAGGGGCTGCGCGCCCGTGGCGGCATAGAACTTGTAGGCCTCTTCCGTCTTGGGATGCGCGATCAGCTTGTCGAAGAATTCCCGGCTGACGAGGGCATGCACATCGTTCATGCTTTCGCCCAGCAGGTTGTCTTCCATGGCGCGCAGGACTTCACGGACCTTGCCCTGAACATTGGTGCCAGCCGTGCCCAGCACGAAGTCCACCGATATTTGCGCCAGACCAAACTCGGTGAAGTAGTTGTAGAGCGTCGTCCCAGCCCCGTCCTTCACGATGCCACGCAGGGCGTTCATCTCCATGTATTCGCGGGTCTGGGCATGCTTGCGCCGCATCAGCTGCAATTTGCGGTTCATCACCTCGACCAGCGGGTCGGCACCATCGAAGACGCCCAAGCTCGGTTGGCCTTGGATGTCGCCGGGCAGGATGACGTCATCATGTGGGATCCACGGCAGCGCGAAGGACCGCATCGACCGCCCTTCGCGGGTGCCAACCGTGGCGGGGCCACCTAACGGCACCGAGGGCAGCAGGTTCAGCACGCCCTCGTACTGCTCGATGATCACTGACCGCTGGCTGACGCCCTCGAAGCGGAAGAGGCCGATCTGGCCGAGGCGGGTGTAGAGGTTGGGCAGGATATTGATGGCCTGCGTCATCTCGGCCAGCGAATAGCCGCCAGCGTCAAAGGGATTGCGGACAAGGGTCATGGGGTGCTCCGGGGGAAAGAGGGATGGATGTGGATGCGCCGCGCCGGTGGGCGTCAGACGCCGTCGCGGGCGATGATGCCGACGGCCGCAAGCTGGCCGAGCTTGGTGGTGATCTTCGCGGCGTCATCGACGGTGCCGTCGTAGGCGAGGCCTGCGCGCGAGACGATCGAGGGGCCACGTGCCACCACAATGCCCGTGGCGTCCGCCAGCGTGGCATCGATGGCATAAAGGAGGACTGCGCTGGCGGTTTGCGCACCGTCCGCGCCACCGCTGGTGGCCAGCTTGTATTTGCCGCTGGCTGTGATGCGCCCCAGGACCGAACCGACGGGATACGGCATGCCGATCAGCAGGGTGATGACTTCGCGGGTGTAGTTCGGGTTGACCTCATATTTGAGGACATCGCCCATGCTGGGCTGTTCCGTCAGGACGGGCATTGGTCAGTCTCCATGTTTTGGGATTAGCGGGAAGTGGCGCTGGATCAGCGCTTGGCGTCGGTCGCGGCCTTCTTGGCGGCCGCGATGATCGGGCTGTCTTTTGCAGCCGCCGCAGCCGGGGCGGTGGCGATGATGCCAGCGGCATCGCTGCGGGCGGCCAGATCGGCGAGGACGCGGGCACGAAGGGCTTCGGGCTTCAACCCGCGCGTGACGGCGTCGGCGGCGTCGATCTGAACCCCGAGCCGGGCAGCCTGCGCACAGACCTGCGCGACCTCGGCTGCTTCTGCACGAACAGCGTCGACGTTCATTGCCGTTGTGTCGGGTGCCACTGCAACCGACAGAACGGGCATCGTTGGTGCGGCCGTCGTGGTCGTCTGTGTGGGATTGGTGACGGCTGTCGGTGCCGGGTTCGGTGTATCGGTGGGCATGATGGTCATCTGTGGACCCTTTCTGCTGGGGGGAGTGGTGCCGCGGGGTGCGGCGGCGAAAGCGTGGAAGGCAGTGACGGGATCGGCGAGATCGTCGGCGAGACCGGCCGCGATGGCAGCGGCACCGCGAAACACAGCCGCTTCGGTGGCAAGTGCGGCGGCATGGGTCAGCCGATCCCCGCGCCCTGCGGCGACGGTTTCGGCGAACAGGAGGCGGACCACCTCCAGCTCGCGCTGCATTTGGTCGTGCACGGCGTCGGGCAGCGGCTGGTAGGGATTGGCGTCGATTTTGTGGACCCCGGCATGGATCAGGGTGACGGCAATGCCCTTTTGATCGAGAGCGCCGCTCATATCGGTATGCAGTGCTACCACCCCGATGCTGCCGACCGCTCCAGTGCGGGGCAGGATGATCTGGTCGGCCTGGGATGCCAGAACGTAGCCAGCCGATAGCGCATGTTCTGCGACAAAGGCGTGGACCGGCTTCTGGAATCGCGCCGCCCGAATGCGGTCGGCCAGATCGAAGGCGCCAGCGACCTCGCCACCGAAGCTGTCGATGTCCAACGCAATGCCGCGCACGCCGGGATCTGCGATGGCCGCCTGTAATTGAGCAGCAATCCCTTCATACGAAGTCAGGCCAGAGGACTGCCCGATCCACGCGCCGCGATGCACCAGCGTTCCTGAAATCTCGATCACGGCAATGCCGTCGATCACCGCGTAGGGCTGGGTGCCATTACGCTGGTGGCGCTGCGCAAGGTCATTGCCGAACAGCGACGCCCGGGCAGGCAGGCTGGCGGCAGTCTGGTCAGCGGCTTCTACTTCCAGCCCATGGAAGGTGATTTCCTGTCCCGTGATGCGTGGACCCAGTCCGGACAGAAACGCCAGCGCCTTGGCTGGGTCGACCATCAAAGGTGTGTTGAAGGCGCGCTGGGCGATCTGGGCGTGGTGCATCATGCGCCCTCCTTGGGGTCAGCTTTGTCTACAGCATCTTCAGGCGCGTCGTCGCCTTCCGCGCCGTCCTGCTTGTCATCCTTGCCGCTGGCAGCGCCCGGCCCCTGTGCCGGGGATCCCGGACGGCGGAAGTCGAGACCCAGTGACAATTCGCGCTTGCGCTCGGCGGCGATTTCGCGGTCGACCTGTTCTGCGTCATAGCCACGCTCCGAGATTGCCTGCGTGCGAGATTTCAGCCCGGACTCGATCTGCAGGATCTCGGCAGAGGCGTCCTTCATCGGATCGATCCAGTCCCATTTGGTCGGCAACCAGGCGCAGGCCTGATATTGGCGGCGTTGGCTGTCATAGCCTGGCAGATCGATGGCCCCGGACAACACGGCCACATCCATCCAGCGAGACCACACCGCGCGGCAGAGCTGGAACACCAGCACGCCATGCTGCCAGGCCGAGATGCGGCGGCGGAATTCGATCAGGGAGATGCGGGTGTTGGAGAAGTTGCCCTTCGCAGTGTCGCCGGTCAGATAGCCGTAGGGGATGCCCAGCGCCGCCGCGACTTGCAGCAGGGTCCGGTATTGGAACAGCTCATAGGTGCCACCAGAATCTGGCGTGGAAGGGGTCGAGACATCCTCGCCGGGATCCAGCCGCACCACTTGGCCGGGTTCAACCTCTAGATCCTCTTCAGTCGGCTCCAGCGGGGTTTCGGGCGCTGGCGAGGTGATGAACATTGCGAACATCGCCGCGATTTTCTTCCGCTCCAGCTCCGCGTCGTCATAGAGGTCCAGCGTGAACAGCTTGACGATTGCGGCGGCAAAGCGCGACACGCCGCGCAACTGGCCTGCCTCGACTGGGTCCAGCACGTGGATCACATCTGCGGCGGGCACACGGACGGTCTCATTGGTGAGGCCGGGGTCGGTCAGATCACCCGGGTGGCGGCGCAGGAAGTGATAGGCCACGCGCCGACCGATGCCATCAAACTCGATGCCCTGCCGGATCAGCCCGGCGCCGGGCAGGGTGCGGTTCATGTCCAAGGGCAGCATCTCAGATGGCAGCATCTGTAATTGCAGTGGCACGGTCAGACCGTCTTCCGCGCGGCGGGGCCGGATGCGGATGAACACCTCGCCTGACAGAAACACCTCGCGGGCGGCCCGGCGCTGCAAACCGTAGAAGTCGGTCAGCCCTTCCGCGTCAGCGTCATCCGTCCATGCGAGCCATAATGCCTGCAGTTCTTCTTTCTTGGTGGCATCTGCGATTGTCGATGAAGGCTTGATGCCATCGCCCACAACATTGCTGGCGAAGGTCTCGACGGCGTTCGCGGCATAGCCATTGTTGCGCACCAGCCAGCGGGCGCGTGCCGTGATGGTGTCGCCTGAGGCCGCAATCAGCGTGTTTACGTGGGCGCGGGACGCCCGGAAGCCTCGGAGCCGTCGGTGGGCTTGCGCCGCATCAAACCCGCCAATGATACTGCCGATGCGTTGGCGGAAGGCTTCAAACGCCATGGCTCACAGACCCTTTGAGGCGACAGTGCCCCAGCGACGACGACGCGGGGTGCCGGTGGTGGCGGTGGCGATACGGGTTTCAAGATCGG